AAAGGAAAAGAAAATAATGCCAATGCCATTTCATTGTATTGAGTGTGATAAGCCAATAAGCCAAGCTTTAAATGGAGTTTGTGATGAGTGCAAACAAAAGGAAGAATAATGGATTTTCTAGCAGTTTACTCAGAAGCGGGTATGATAGGTGTCGTAGGGGCTATGTTTATGTTCATGGTTTACTCGATGAACAAAAGAGGGAACGAACAGGCAGAGGCTTTGCAAAATTTAAAGGTAGAAAACAAGGGTCAAAGTGAAACCCTTGAAAATATGGAAGGAATGATTATTAAATTAATTAACAGATGGAATCAATCAGATGATAAACTTGATAGAAAATTTGATAGTATTACAAAAGAAATTAATGATTTAGATAATCAAGTATCAGAAATTAAAGGGAGTTTATCGAGGGTAAATGGAAAACATGGATAGCGTAAAAGTAGCCTCAGCAAGTTTATTTAATTATGGGTTATCTCTCACAGAAATTAGCACATTACTTCAGTGTATTGTTGCTATAATGACGATAATTTATTTAGGATATAAAATAATCAACATAAGGAAACAGTAAAATGGAATGGATGAATTGGACAAACTTTGCTTATTTAATGGTTATCATTTTAGGTGCAGTAGGCACAATGATAGCTACAAAATATCGCATAGTTGTAAAAGAGCTAAAAGAAGTAGCTCAAAAATACCATGAGGCTTCAAAAGATGGTAAAATAACAAAACAAGAACAACAGGCTATTGCAAAAGAATGCATGGATGTAATGATGGCAGTAGTTAAAATGGTTTGGAAATTCTAATGCCTAAAGGTAAAGGAACATATGGCACTAAAAAAGGTAGGCCACCAAAGAAAAAAAGTAAACCTAAATATAAAAAAGGAAAACGATAATGCCTAGATTTGGTAAACGCTCAAAAGAAAGATTAAAAGGCGTAGACAGTCGCTTAGTAAATGTGTTAAATGAAGTAGTTAAATATTTCGATATAACAGTTATTGAGGGCATTAGGAGTCAAGAAAGACAAAATGAATTGGTTGCTCAAGGTAAAAGCAAAACTAAGTTTGGTAAGCATGTGCTTGGAAAAGCTGTTGATATTGCTCCTTACCCTATTGATTGGAACGCTCGTGATGATTTTCATTACCTTGGAGGCTTTGTTCTTGGAGTAGCTTCTAAAATGGGAATTAACATTCGTTGGGGAGGAGACTGGAGTGATTCTAGTCTTAGCCAAAATCAAAGAACTACTAAAGATAATTCGTTTGACGATTTAGTACATTTTGAAATTAAGGAATAGGGCGTGATAAGGATATTAAATGAAAATCAGAGACAGAGTTGTAGTCTTTCCAGACATACACTTTCCAAATCAAGACGAAAAAGCTTTTAAATGTGCTTTAAACGTCATAAAAGCAGTAAAACCTACAGGATTTGTTTTAATTGGAGATGCAATTGATGGGGAATCAGTTTCACATTGGCAATGGTCAAAGAAAAAAAGACCTCCTCTTGAATATCAATTACCAGCTATTGATAAAGAAATCAAAGAAGGTAATAAAGGGTTGGATAGAATTGATAAAGTCTTGGATAAAGTCGGGTGCAAAAAGAAACAATTTGCACAAGGAAATCACGAAAAATGGTTCGACCACTTTGTCGAAGAAAATCCATACCTTGAAAATTACTCATCCAGAAAAGCTTTTAAATTCGATGAGCGTGGATACGAGTGGCATCCCTACGGTAAAATCTTTAAAGTGTTTGGAAGCAAATTACACGCTTATCACGGAGGACACTATATGGGAATTGCCCATGCAAGAACTCACGCCTTACAGCTGGGATGTAACATCATCTATGGACACACGCATGACTCCCAAAAAGCCGTCATTACGCACATCTCAGGAAGCCACATGGCATATTCAATGGGGTGCTTAACAGATATGACTAAAGATTATTTAAAAGGAAGACCTACAAATTGGACACATAATGTTGGATTAGTGGATATATTTGATGATGGCAATTTTAACTTAATTGTTCTAGATATTGTAGATGGAGTTACTTCTTATGCAGGGAAGGTAATTCGTGGCTAAACAGCAACAATCAATACGTGATTTTAGCGGGGGAATAAACAGAGGTTCTAATAAAAAAAATCTCCAGGATAATCAACTTGTTGAAAGTAAGAATTTTATTTCTGATTCTGTTGGGCAGTTGACTACAATTCAAGATGAAGTCGTAGTTTCTACTGATTCTTTTGTTGATTCTATGCCTGATGGTAATGCCAAAAATATACATGCTTGGACTTCTGACAGAGGATTTGATTTAAGCCAAGCTGGAAATTTAGGAGCGCCAAGTATTACAGAAGTAAAAGCACCTAAGCGAGCAACTATACGTTTTTATTTTTCTTCAGATTATGGAACATGGAATGAGGATTCAAGAACTTTAGCTGTATATAATGTAGACAGAGAAGAATATATTCTTTTTTACAGTAATGGATTAAAAGGCGGTGAAAGCTGGACTACTTACGATGCAAATTTAGAGCTACAAGGAAATACAGTAAAAGCTCTTGAAACAATGGCTAATCAAAAAACAACTGGTGAAGATAACGGTATTGATACAATTCCTTGGGCTTGGAAATTTTATGACCCCAACTCGACAGATGCAGTTAGTTATTCTGATGAAGCTGATAATCAAGACCATTTAAGTGCGACTACTGCTTCTATGAATGAAAGTGGTGGTTCTAACAAATTTGTTGTTCAAAAAGTAACAGACACTGATTTTGGTTCTGATGTAGCTAATTATCCAATATGGATGATGGAAATGGAATTTGAATATTATGGGCAAATAAATTATAACGTATCTGGAAGTTGGCCTGATAATGGAGGAACAACTAATCATCCTTCTGAAAGAAAAAGAAAGCCATCAAGTGGAGATGTAACCTATGACTCAACAACGATAACTTGGGCTAATTATAATAACAACATAACTAAGGCAACTAATAATTTTAATGTTCATAAAAATGCTATTTTATGGAATGGAGAAGGTGTAAGCCCTGTATTCGGGCAATTTAGCAAATGGCTTTATGGCGTAACTAATATTTCATCTAAAAAACAATATGATTATTCAGTTACAATTGAGGTATGGACAGACGTAGCCCAAACAGCTTACAAACAAGAAGTTTTATCTTATACAAATATTCAAGGAGAATCAGTAGATGATTTAATAAGTGGATTATTTGGGGGAAGTGGTAGTAACGAAGGAGTCATTGAATCGACTGAAATACCTGAAGACCAAAATGTATATTGGAAAAGAACGAGTGCTGGAGTAGAAATATTTCAAGATGAAAGAACAAATAAGCCATATGGTATAAAAACAATTACAGTAGTAAGAGACAGTGAGGTTGATTTTACCTCTACTCAATCTGAAGGTGATAGGGAAGCTAATCTTGTAGCAATTGCAACAGATAATTCAGAAGCTGTTGTTTATAATGTAAATGACGACCAATGGACTGATTGGACAATAGATTTAAAAGTAGATAGTAATACAAGTACAAATAATTCAGATTTGTCTTTTTTTGACTCAGAGGGGTATTTAAGTGTTTGCGATGCTTCTTTTAGAGCAAATAATAAACCAAAATGGTTTGGGCATTTATCTACAAATAAAACATATTTAAGTGCTAATTTAATGGGTGAAGATTTTACATCTTGTGATTTAGCACCTACTCCTTACGAAGAACTGATTGATGGTGGTAGTTTAGTTCAAGGAACCCCAGACCAATGGTCGCATATGGCATTAAGTCCTCAAGATAGAGTTGATTTTTATGGCAGTAATTATAATGACTATCTTATTTTTGGAAGAAGTGGTGGGTCAACTGATGAAGACACTTCAAAGATTGCCATTAAAAAATTAACTCATAGAAAATTAGGAGTAGAGGCAACTGGAATAAAAACATATATAGAGTTTTTAGATGCTACAGGAGATTCTACTACAGATGCAAACACTGCTGGTACTTTTACAAAAACAAATTACGTAGAACTTTATTTTAGCTATGTATATGAGGGTGGATATGTAAGTAGACCAAAAAGATTTCAAGTTGATGCTACAAATGGAAGCACAAATTATCAAAGCACTGCAACTAAAACAGATAGTAGAGCTATGGGGATTTTTGTTATTATTGGAAGGCAGTTAAGTGGGGGAACAGGTTCTGGAGCATACAATGAACGCCTTAAGGGAGTTGAAATTTGGGCTAAATACACAGAAACAGACCCATCAAATTTATATTTAATTTGTGATATAGATTTAAATAAAGGATTTAGAAGCAATCTAGCTGGAGATTGGCATGCTTTATTTTCTCTTTCAATGGGTGGGCAACATCATGGATATTCAACTGGTGCTATAGCAGTTTCTGGTAGTGATTTTAACCACCATAAAAGAAGTAATTATTTAGTTTTTAATTCTCCAAATCTTGTAGAAAGTTTTTATCAGCGATATGGATTAGACTATAAAGACCCTATTGGCTTTGACACGGGAGGAGCTGGATGGAAATCAGCATGTATATTTAATCGCAGAGCATATTATGGCAATGTTCACATAAGGGGGAAAGAAGATTCTCTTGTTTATAAACCAGATGGTATTTTAAAGTCAGCAGTTGGTATGTATGGCACCGTTGGTATAAGCAATCTTGTTGAAGCAACAATAAATGATGGAGATGAAATTACATCTTTGCAAGTAGTTGGGAATAAATTATTGCAATTTAAGAAAAATAGTTTAACTATTATGGGTATTAAAACTTTAGAAAATGGACAAAGCAGAGAAATTATAGAACAAATTATTCATCATGTTGGTATTCAATCAGATAATCAAGTCACTCAAACTCCATATGGTTTATTCTGGGTAAGTAGAAGTGGGATTTATATATATAATGGAGAATCTGTTCAAAGATTAACGGAAAATCCCCAAGGTAGTAGTATATCTAAAGCTGAATGGGAAGAATTTTATAATGCTAGGTTGCATTGTGGTTATGATGCATATTGGAATCAAGTATTAATAGCCAGGGACTTAAGAAATAATAATGAAACTTTAATTTATTCATTTAATAATAAAGCTTTTAGTTCGTCAAATGATTTATTTAATAGTACAAAAAAATCTGGATTTACACAAACTAGAGATGGTCATTTATTATGGGCAGAAGAATACAATAGAACATCTGGTACTGGAGTTGCAAAAAACTCTAATAATATACCTAAAAACAAACCAGCTAATCAAGGCGGTTACACAGCAAGTAATCAAAAAGCAGTAAATGAAACTTTATAATGGGAATAGAAATAAGATTAAAATCA